AAGTATCGCCTGCATCTGCACCTTCTGGATATAAGTTAAGAGTCACTGAAGCACCTACAGTTAATGCACCTTGACCTGAACTATCTGTTTCATCCCAATGACATTCAATAGTACCTGTTGCATCTTTTCTTAATGCAAGGTAAGTCTTGGCAGCATCTGTAAGGCTAGTATCTTCAACAACATCATTGGACTCGTCTATTGTAAAACCGGTGACTTCTGCCACTGTATCAGTTCCTACTTTGACTACTCCGCTTGTTCCGACATGGGTTGCCATTCATTTACTCCTTCGTTAATTTGTTGTTCTTCTACTTCTACATCTTTTTTCTTTGATGTTCTAGTAGATTTTTTTTCTTGCTCAAGTTTATATCCTTTAACTAGAAACTTGTCTATATCATTATCCCAAACTTCAATGATATTATTATCTTTGAATAATTTAATTCTTTTAGCCATTATGATGTACCTCGTACAAATTCATAGAATACCCTTACCACAATTCTAACTCCGCCTAAAGGATATAATGTTCCCTCATCAGAACTAACTTCAACTATTTTTGTTTCTTTAGCGTTGCCACCCCTGGTTCTATCTGCATCTAAAGTTTCTTCTACAACTTCTATTAATTGGTTTCTTTTTGTATCTAGGTTTATTTCTGTGCCTTTAACATAACCAACTAAAACATAATCTATTGTGCCACTTCTTTTACCAGCTGCAGTATCACCTAAAGCAAAATCTTCTCTTACTTCATCACCGGTAGAAATATAAATAGCTGGGAATTGTGGGTCCGCTAATTGTTCTGGTTCAAATGGTTCACGAGTTATCTTTTTTAATTCAATAGGGGATGTGACCGCATCTAAGGTCGTAATAATATTAGCAGCTATATCTTCTCGTAAACTCATAATTTCAGTTCTCTTTCTAGCACATTAAAGAATATCTTTTCAATATTTGTTTCTTCTTTTTTACTTATTCTAAAAAACGGTCTAATTACTTTCTTTCTACCAGCACCTGCTTCGTCATGGAAGAATGCTTTTCTGTTGGCCGCTGCTTGTCTAAAGAATAATTCGCCTTTGCTTGGTGTGACTTTACTTGTTAATGAACTAAACATTTGTCCGGTATCTGTTAAATCAACAACCCCAGATTGTTTTACTAATCTTCTTTTGTAATTACTAGAATAAGGTTTAAATGCTCTACCTTTAAAATCTACGCCTTTTTGTTGGGTACGTTCTTTAATAGCTGCAATTTCAAAAGCTGTTGCATTGGCTAGAGCCTTTTTAATTGCTCTAGGTATTAATCTTGAAGTGTTTTGAAGTGATTTTCTTACCTGGACCGAATTATCCTTAATACGGATATCCGCAACCATTAACGCACTAATCTATTGTGGTGTATTGGCTCTTTTTCACTAGCGGTGACTGTATCGTTCCCATCCTCATCGTACTCAATTCCGTCTTTCAAAATTTCTTGGAATTCTTCCGCATATCTTGCTCTGTAATGTGCCATTTGTACTTGAAAAGCATCTTGCCCGTCACCACCCTGGGGGTCTTTCCATTTTGTTAATTGAGGATAAACATATTCTGCTAATGCTTTATAAATAGTAGCTCTTTTAAATTGAGCTGGAGTTAATTTAGAACTATCTAATTCTAAAGTAGTGACTTTAGTAATATCTTTATATCTAACAGTATGACGGTATCTTTCCCACCATTCTGCTCTAATTTGTCTAATAACATCATCTTCAGCAAATTGTAATTGGGTATCAAAATCAGTAATACCATAACCCAGGATATCAGGTTGATAATCTGTCATATCTGAACTTACTACTGAAAATACTGTTGTTGCTGCCATTAATCTTCTTTCTTCTTCCTAGTTCTTTTGGGTTTTTCTTCTACCGGTTTATCTTCTACCGGTTCATAACCTCTTAATTTCCAATGTATTAAATTCTTTTCATAATTAAACTTTGTTCTAGTGATTATTTTATCGCCTTTTTGTAATTTAATTAATTCCATAATAATTCCTTTGTAGTAGGTGGGGAGTATATCCCCACCCATACTCTATACTACTGAATAGATGAGTCAAAGTGCAATTCTACACCGTAAGAATCGTGTAGTTCACCGACTCCGTAAACAGCTGTAGCCACAATCTCATCGGCTCTTAGAGAAGCATCTCTTTGAGTTTCGATTTTGATGTCTTGCATCATCGCTAATGCTAGAGCATCTTTGTGGAATACTGCACCTTTGTAATCACCAGCAGTACCGGTATCTGACATATTTGAAGTTTCAAATACTGTGATACCAGCAATCTGACCTACATAACCAGAGCGTAGTGCTTCGTTCTGTAAATCACCTGCATTTGGGTTAGCAAAAGTGTTTGTTAAGTTTGCTTTTAAGTCGTAAGCAATCTTTGGGTGTAATACTGCGTAGCACTCATTAGTTGGTAAGCCAGCAGCTCTTAATGTTGAAGCAGCATTGAAGATAGACGCAGCTGAAATAGCACCTGTACCGTCCCCTAAAGTTGTAGAGAAACCGTCAAATAATGCGATTAAGTCTTGGTCCATTTTCTTTGCAATACCTTCACCGAATAATCTACCAATATCTGCAGCTACGTTTCTTGGAGCTGAGTTTCTTGCTAGGTCGGTTAGAGTTGTCATTACACCAACTTCTGATGCAGTAATAGTCACAGAGCTAGGATTAACTGCTGTGTTTGATAAATCAGTTGCTTCTGCTACACCTGCTGCTGCGATAGCTGAATAAATCGGTACTTCTACAGATTTACCACCGCCAACAATAGCGTAGTTCTTCACTAAGTTCTTCATTATAGATTGCTCTTGAATTACGAACTCAGCTTCAGCAACGATTTCAGTATATAGTTCACTTAAAGTTGAACTTGTGCTTTCGTTTGCCATTTGTTTTTACCTTTCGTTATTTTCGTAAGTTAATTTGAGTCACCGAGTCCCTTTGTTTACGATATTCATCATAAATCTTACGGTCATTCGGATTACTCATATCTAAGTCCGCAATATTTAAAGTCTTTTGCGTATTTGACTGACCCACATTCGACACACTTCCACTCCCAGGAGGAGTTGCCGCTTGGAAATGTGCGTTCTGCGTAAGAAACTCTTGGACCGCTTCATCTACGGTCAGTAAGTCACCGTCTTTGTTATATCTTGGAGTCCCTGAATTATCAACAACTTCTACTTTCCCATCTTTATTCAAATGCACATTATTTTTTAATAATGATTTAATTTGCTCTGGGTTAATAGCCTTATGTTTAGATGCAGCATTGATTAATTGCTTATCAATTCTTTCATCTCTTAATTCAGCTTCTAGCTTAGAAAGTTTTTCATTATATTCTTGAGTTTTCTTTTTGATAACTTCATCAAACTTACCACGCTCAATCTGTTTTTCTTCCTCAGCTTTTCTACGCTCCTCAATAGCAGCTTTGGCATCATCTAATGATTGGACACCCAATTCATTTAATAATTTCTGCTCTTGACGGTACAATCTATCCTTAACAACTTTGTCTATATCGACTTGCTTCGGTTGAGGTTGTTCTGCTGGTTGTTCTTGCTTTACTTCTACATTTTCTGTTATTGTTTGTTCCACCTTTTCCGTTTGTTGCTCGTCAGCCATAATATAACTCCTTTAGTTGTTATTTATTTAAGAGATATATAAAAAATTACTAATCTTCAATCAAATTTTCCCATTCTGGGTCGTAGGGAATAAATGAATGGCGGCATCTATAACCACCTCTATTGATAAATGGGTCATTACCGGACTTACCTCGCCATTGGCTACTAGCCCATAATTGTCTTGCTTCTTCTTCTGTAAACACCTGGTTAAGATTATTTCTGCAAAAATCCCTGGTAGTAGTGATATTTGTTCCGGTATATTTGTAGGAAGTAATACCAGCTTCATCAGCTTTATATTTGGTAAATTGACCGTCAAATTGCATCAAACTATCGTGTGCTATTTGGCTAGAATACTTACGCATATTTTCACCATAAATATCAGCTGCATATTTAGATTGTAATGTTTCTCTAGCTGCAGTGACCTGGGCTTTGATACTTGGATTATTAGAATATCTATTCTTTTCAATAAAATCTACTAACCGGTTAATTTCATTCTCATCACTACGTTGATAAATACCATTGATGCGGCCTCTAATATTCTTAACCATTTCGTTGAATGGTTTGCCTACAATAGCTGATTGATAAACTTCATTAGCAATCGTATCTAGGTAAGTATTAGCAATATCTTCAAATCCACTAAAAGATAAAAACTTTAATTGATTAATGACTTCTAAATCTGGTTTTGTAAGGGTTTTAAATCTAGCAGGGATAGGCAGTGGCTTAATAAACTTTTGATATTCTTTAATTATTTCATCGTAATCATTTCTAATTAAATCATCAGCTGTGGTTAGATAGTTTTCTTGTATTAATCTTTTAAGGTTAGGTCTTAGCTGGATAGCGAGCTGCGTATTTAAATTAACACCACCTTGGGTGCTTTTAGTAAGGTCCGCAATAATATCATCTTCTAATTTTTTAAGGACGCCAATTAAACGCTCTTCGTGGGAATCTATTAACTTGTTGATAGTTTCTTGTTTTGCCATTCATTAAACTTTAAAACCTTTTTTCCAGGATTCAACTGCCCAATAAGCAGGGGATAGGTTTTTCTGTCCTTTGACTCTAGCTAGTATAGGTCTAAATCTAGCCATAAAACTTCTTTGTCTTGCAGGGATATTTTTCTTTATAGATAAGTTAGGGTCGCCAAATCTTACCACTTTTACATTACCGGTTGATTTATCTTTAACATAAACACCAAACTTCTTTCTTTGCCCTGGGGTTCTGAAAGGTTTATTTAATTTAACTTGACGACCTCTATAAATAGCCATTATTTTTTCTTCCTTTTTTTATGTGCTGAGTTTTTCATTAACCTACCATCTGGCATATAATGATAACCTCTAGGTGCTTTTTTTCGTCTTTTAGCCACTATTTTTTTTTCTTCTTTCTTTTCTTCATCTTCATAGAAGATTTAACTGATTTTGTTTTTCCGTAGTGTTTTGGCAT